AGTGTGTTTGGCAACGTCATCCGCCCTGCCCTCTCGGACAAACAAGGATGGGCTGTTTTCGGCGGTACACCGAAAGGCAAAAACCAGTTCTGGGAAATTTACGATACCGCCACTCGTCTCCCTAGCGAGTGGTTCCTGTTGCGCCTTCCCGCCTCAACCAGCGGGCTTCTCCCGGCGACAGAGCTAGCCGCCGCAAAGGCGCAGTTGGCCGAGGATCAGTACCTACAGGAGTACGAGTGCAGCTTTGAGGCTGCGATCCTCGGTGCTTTTTACGGCAAGGAGATGCGCGAGGCCGCCGACCAAGGCCGCATTACCAACGTGCCGTACGACCCGAATCTGCCGACCTATACCGCATGGGACTTGGGCTACCGAGACGACACGGCCATCTGGTTCTACCAGATCGCACGCGGCGAAATCCGCGTTATAGACTTCTACGCCGTTTCGGGGGCCAACATTCACAGCATCGCCGAGGTAGTGACAAGTAAGCCTTATCGCTACGCCAAGCACTTCCTCCCGCATGACGCTCGGGCCAAGAGCTTGCAGACCGGCAAGAGCATCGTGGAGCAGTTAGCCGCGCAACTAGACATCGCCAAACTCGCTGTTGTCCCTGACATCGGCGTGCAGAACGGTATCCAAGCGGTACGCATGATGCTGCCGCGTGTGTGGTTTGACGCCGAGCGTTGTAGCGACGGTATAGAGGCGCTACGCCAGTACCAACGCGAGTACGACGAGGACAAGAAAGCCTACCGAGCATCACCACGCCACGATTGGACATCACACCCTAGTGACGCCTTCCGTATGGTTGCGGTATCATGGAGTGAGGTCGCTGACAAGCCCCCAGCGCCAGAGGCTAAACCGCTGATTGTGGGGCCAGAGAACACGGTGACACTTAACGATATGTGGGCTGTGCATGACCGCACGCCTAGCAAGAGGGCCAGAATATGAATCCGGTTTCCGAATCACAGAACTTCAAGAACATTACGTCCACGACGACCGTCTACACCGGCACGGGCGGCATCTTGGGCATCTTCGTGGCATCAGCCTCCAGCTCACCGACGATCAAGGTTAGCGACGGAGCTTCCACGATGGTCAATACCTTTACGCCAGTAGCCGCCACGTTCTACCCCATGCCGGGGCGTTTCAATACGTCGCTGGTGGTAACGATCAGCGGCACGGTTGACTGCACGGTTTTCTGGACTTAAAGCCATGCTCGCCACTTGGGGGTGCAGCACGTTCCCAAAGCCTACGCTGTCATTAGACTTTGCGGGGGCGACTAGCCTTGATGATCGCATCACCTTCACTCGCGGCAGTCAGGCGACGCTGTTTGACTCCACGGGTACGCTAAAGTACGCGAAGCATAATCTGCTGACGTACAGCCAAGACTTTGCAGATGCAACTTGGTCTGCGCGAATGGTTGATGCAACCTTATCTAGCAATGTCATTGTTGCGCCGGATGGAACACTCACGGGCGATAAGTTGGTTGAGGATGCCGCGTCAGGAATTCCAAGATTTGGCTGGACACAAACAATAGTCGCGTCCACGGTTTACACTTTTTCTTGTTTTGCAAAAGAAGACCCAACAAGTGCAAAGCGGTATTTTGTGCTGTATGCAAATAGTGGGTTTACAGGAACCGCATCGTATGGATGTACTTTTGATCTAGGTGCAGGGACGGTAACTCGTCAGCAAGGCGGCTTTACTGGAACTATTACTCCGGTTGGTAATGGTTGGTATCGGTGTACTGTTACAACCAGTCTTTCAACGGGAACAAGTGCTGGCTTGCGAATTACGATGACGGATGACGGCACGGCTACCATCCCAAGAACCTACACCGGAGACGGCTATTCAGGCATCTTCATCTGGGGTGTGCAACTCAACCTCGCCAACATGGAAGGCGGCGTCACCTCGTCGCTGACGACGTATTACCCGACGACGACTGCGGCCTACTACGCCCCTCGCTTTGACTACAACCCCTCTACGCTACAGCCGCTTGGATTGCTGATTGAGGAGGCGCGTACAAACAGCATCCGTAACAACACGATGCAGGGTGCGGTAGCGGGTACGCCGGGAACTAATCCGACAAATTGGGCAGTCACTGGGGCGGGCGGAAATATAACATCTAGCGAAATAGTTTCTGTTACAACCGAAAGTGGAATCAACGCAATTGATTACAAGTATGTATTTAGCGGAGCAGCCACCGCAAATATAAGACAAGACTCAACAACCTTAATTGCAGCAAGCAATGGTCAAACTTGGACTGCTAGTGCCTATGCAAAACTTGCAGGCGGTACACTTTCAAATTGCACGGTTTCAATAGCAATTCAACAATATAATTCAGGTGGAACCGTTTTAAATACAGAGTCACAAACATTTACGCCGACAGGTTCAGGGCTGGCTACTCAAAGAATTTCAGTCACTAAAACGCTAGACCAAGCAACGGTGGCATATGTTATTATGCGCCTGTCAATAGTTGCTTCTGGCGCAGCAGACATCACCCTCCGCATCGGCCTGCCACAGTTGGAACTTGGCGCATTTGCAACGAGCGTGATCCCAACCACCACCACCGCTCTGACTCGCAACGCAGATGTGGCAAGCATGACGGGGACGAATTTCTCGTCGTGGTACAACGCGACTGAGGGGACGGCGTTAACTGATTTTTCTTTTGTAGGATTAAGAAGTGTCTCTGGGCAGAGAATCCTTACGATTGATGACGGAAGTAGTACAAATTTAATAGCGCAAAGTGCTAGTTCAACCAATGGGCTAATTACGTCAATCACAGACGCTGGATCATCAGTTATGTCAACTTCGTCTCCAGCGACGACGTTTTCTGCAAATACGCAATACAAAATGCTTATTGCATACAAGGAAAATGATTCGGTTGCAGCAGTAAATGGCACCGTTGGTACTGCTGATACATCAAATACAATCCCGACCGTGACAACGCTGCGATTGGCAGCAAGTAGCACGGCATCTACGTCAAATTGCTGGTTTCATCGCATCGCCTACTACCCCACCCGCTTGCCTAACACCACCTTACAGGCACTCACGGCATGAACGACTACTACCTGAAAGCAGCCGACGCCACAGCCCTGTACGACGTATTAGAGGCGGCTGGCGTTGTGACCGAGGGCGACCAAGGCTGGCACGTTACCGACGCTCACGCCTACGCGCTGGATGTGATCGGCGCGATCTACAAGCCGACCGGCAAGGTATTGCAGACCGACGACGGCGAAGTGCCGGAGATGAAACCGCTTGACGGTTTCCACGCTAATTTGCGTGTCATTAACGTGAGCGATTTTGATGTGGATAAAATTGCAGAAATTCTACTTGAGCCACCGGCAAACCCGGTGAGGGGTTGGGCATGAACAGAAAACCCGGTTTGTACGCCAATATACTTGCTAAACAGGAGCGCATTAAAGCAGGCTCTGGTGAGCGTATGAAGCGTCCCGGTGAGGAAGGACGCCCGACCGCTGCTGACTTCAAGCAAGCCGCTAAAACCGCCAAACCCCAAAACAAAGGTTACGCATGAGCGCAGCGTGGACGCGCAAGGCTGGACAGAACCCAAAAGGCGGTTTGAACGCCAAGGGTCGTGCCAGCTACAAGGCCGAGACGGGTGGCACTCTTAAGCCGCCGGTCAAGAAGGGCGACAACCCGCGCCGCGCATCGTTTTTAGCCCGCATGGGCAACATGGCTGGCCCGATGGAAAAGAACGGGGAGCCGACACGCCTTGCGCTCGCCCTCCGCGCATGGGGAGCCAGCAGCAAAGAGGACGCCCGCGCCAAGGCCAAGGCCATTAGCGCCCGCAACAAAGGGAAAGACTGATGGAACAGATGACGCAACCAGAACTGGATAAGTACCTCAAGATTGTTGGTGCTTATGACAACGAGTTTGCCAAGTGGACGGCTCGTACCAAGAAGATCATCAAGCGTTACCGCGATGACACCCGTGGGCAGGGCGGCAACGAGTCGGCCAAGTTCAACATCCTTTGGTCAAACATCCAGACGCTCAAGCCTGCGGTGTATTCCAAGCTCCCGAAGGCCGACATCAGCCGCCGCTTTGGCGACAACGATCCGGTGGGCCGCGTGGCAGGCCAGCTACTAGAGCGCGCCATTGACTTTGAAATTGAGCATTACTCCGATTACCGCTCCACGATGTCGTATTGCGTGGAGGATCGGTTCTTGGGTGGTCGTTGCACCGCATGGGTGCGCTACGAACCGCATACCGCTCCGATTGGCATTGGCGACGATGGCGTGTCCATCACCTCCAACATTGAGCAGGGCGAGGGTGCGCCGCCCCCGATGGAGCGCATTGAATACGAGTGCGCCCCGGTGGATTACGTCCATTGGCGCGATTTTGGCCACTCACAGGCCCGCACATGGGAAGAAGTCACCTGCGTATGGCGCTGGGTGTACATGAGCCGCGAGGCGCTGGCAGAGCGGTTTGGCGACGAGATGGCGCGGAAGATTCCGCTAGACCAAGGCCCAGAGCCGCTGAACGCCTACAACGAGGCCAAGCGCACATATAACCGCGCCAAAATCTGCGAGTTGTGGGACAAAGAGACTGAAAAGGTCTATTGGTTCTGCAAGGGAATGCCGCAGATCATTGATGTGCGCGATGACCCGCTCGGCCTTGAGGGGTTCTTCCCCTGCCCGAAACCGCTCTTTGCCACGACGACTAGCGACACGCTGGTGCCGGTGCCCGACTTCCTGCTGTACCAAGATCAGGCGATGGAGTTGGACATCTTGTCTGACCGCATTGATGGCTTGGTGAAGGCGCTGCGTGTGCGTGGCGTCTACGACGCCAGCCAGCCTGCGCTGCAACGCCTAATGACGGAGGGCGATAACAATGCACTTATACCAGTTGATAAGTGGATGGCTTTCAGCGAGAAAGGCGGCCTTAAAGGCAGCATTGACCTTCTCCCGCTGGACACGCTCGCCAACGCCCTCCTCAACTGCTACCGAGCACGCGAGGACATCAAGTCCCAAATCTACGAAATCACGGGTATCTCGGACATCATCCGTGG